AAAGGACTAAAACCCACTTAAAATCTAACATCTAGACAATTTTGAACGCACAAATTGTGAAATAGCATGTGGTATGGATGAGAAGTTCAATGCATATTGTTCATTTGCAACATACGCCAGTTCATTGGTACACCAACAGGGGAAAAGGTAAAATCGATTGTATTAAAAATAGTTCTAAGAAATTCTAATTTTGGGAATTCAGCGGGCTTATCGAGGTGTGAAGCAACAGTAGTGAAATCTACGCCAAATAACCCTTTCAACTTATCAACAAATTCAGTGAATGCGGGGTCATTGGTTTCAATGTCATCCATAAGAACAGAAAATCTTGAATCGAGGAGGCGCTGCACTTCATCCCGATTTGCAAAAAGATCCGACACATAATCATAAAAATCTTTTAGAAAATAATATTGCGACTCATTATTTCCCTGAGTATCCCAAGCATGACCCACAATTCTCATCAATTGAATAGCTGGATTTAAAACGTTAACAACAGGAGTCATAACTTTCCAATACCTAGTCTCACGAAAAGCAACGATACCAAGTCGACGCTCAGGCATACGCTTCACGACACGAAAGTGACGCTGTAGTATCTTTGGACCACGATAAACAAAGTTATCATCATCATCGACTGTAGTATATAGATGAAGATATTCACCACTATCACTAACCTTCAGCGCGGCATCTTGATCATTTTTTAGACTATCAGCAAAGGTAGGGAGGCCAGATATTGGAGGTGGAAAATTCGTGTTTGTACGCCGAAAGGATAAATCCAAACAAAGAACGCGTTTCAATGAAATTGGTACAGCAGCAATACCATCATCTCCATAAAATTTCCCCAATATGTGTTTTATATACTTTTCTAACTCGGCAACCAAATAAACATAATATTTCTCACGAAGTTCTGGGGCCTTACGAGTAGTAGCCTTTCTAATAGTAAGTTTAAGCTTCAAGACCCTACGAACGTGAAACAGCCAAACAAGGTAGCAAATTGCATTCATAATTGTATTACTAATAGACGTGCAAAATTCGCCTGAGAAAAGTATCCCAACAATTATACGCCAGGAATAAGGGCCAAACCATTTTGTATAACTACTTGCTGCATTATCAGCGCTCCACGCTAACAACGCCTTTATAATTTTAAATCTATGGGCGTCTTCAGCGCTGAGTCCTTCTTGGAGATAATCAAGCAGATAGACCATAAAAT